GCAGGAGAAGAAGAAAATAATTACTATTTTATCGAAGAACATGCAAGAGAGAAACAAGGTAGTAAATATTGGATAAATAAAGCTTTAGAAATGAATGAAAAGTATAAAAAATTCTTAGTTAATCATAAAATTGAAACTATAGAAAAAATAACAGAAAGAGAGTTATCGGATTATGAGAAATCAGGAATAGAGCAAGAATTAGAAACTTTAGTTTGGTATTGCGACCATGAAAATGCAGAAAAAATTGATGAATTTAGAAATGCTGGATTATACGTACAAAATGCAAATAAAAGTGTAGATAATGGAATAGAGCATTTATGTGAGTTGTTTAAGAAGAGAAGATTATTTGTAGTTAGGGAAAACGTTGACTTGTTCCATAGAGAAATTTATCTTTATATATGGGGAAATGACGGAAAACCAAAAAAAGTGTTTGATAATTGCTTGGATGGATTACGTTATAATCTTTTTTCAGAACATAAGAAACAAGCGTTTTGGGTATTCTAAAATTAATAAGGAGGTTAAAATGAACTGGTTAAAAGCTTTAAGTGGTAGAGATACAAAAGTACAAGCTCAAATGTTACCTAAAACTACTTACCAAAGTTTAAGAGGAAATAAAGTTGAAATAAATAAACAGTTAAAAAGAGCAGCACCTTTATATTTTATAATTGATAAAATTTCAAGAGAAACATCTAGGTCAACTTTTATTTTAAATGAAGCTAAGTACAGAGGTAAAAAGTTTGAAGAGATAGGAAGGACTAACGGTTTTAATTGGAATAATGACGACCGTATGGAATTGTTAATAAATCCAAATATCTATATGGACAACATAATGTTTAATAAACTTTTGGCTACTTATTGGCACACAAACGGTGCTATGGTTATTTTAAAAGATAGAGGTAAAGACTTAAGTATTCCTAAAGGTAAAGTTAAAAACTTGTTCCCTATAAATCCTACATGGATTCAAAAGTTACCTACACAAGGAAATGACTTTTATCAAATAGTTTTCAATAATGAAATTCTTATGACTGTACATAAAGATAATTTGATTATGTATAGAAATGCAGACATTGAGAAACCTTATTCAGATTTCTTTGGAAGTGTTCAATCTATAACAGATGAAATAGCAATAATTGAAAAATCAAGTATACAGATAGCTAGTTATTTCCAAAATAATATGACACCTGATTCAGTTGTAGCTATCGAAGGTATGCCTGAAACACAAGCTAAATTAGTTGAAGAAAAATGGAAAGATAAATTTTTAGGAGTATTTAAAAGAAAGATACCTTTGTTTACTGGTGGTAAAATAACTTATACTAAATTACAATCAGAATTTAAAGATATTGAATTAAAAGACTTGAGAAAAGAAGAAAGGGAAGATATTGAGAGAAAGTATAATGTTGTTTATAACTTAGATAAAGCTAATAGAAATACAGCTTTAATAGTTAAACAAGAGTTTTACGATAATCAAATTATACCTTTGCTTGATATAATTAAATCCATTTGGAATAACCATATTTTAAAAGAGATAGATAGAAATCTGTATTTAGATTATGTAGATCCTACACCTAAAGATACTGAATTACTATTACAAATGTTACAACAAAATAAACATATGGCTACAAAAGGTAGAATAGCTGAAATTATGGGTATTGAACTTGAAGAATGGGAAGATGAAACTGAAATATGTTTGCCTAGTTCTATGGTTAGAATATCGCTTAAAGACAATAAAGTTATTACAGAAATACAAGAAAATAAAACAGAAGAAACATTAAAAGTAAGTGAGAAAAAAAGGTTGTTTGGATTAAATTTTAAGGCTAAATAAAAATTATTGTACTAATATTTGACAAACAAAAAAAAGTATAGTAAAATCAAGGTGTAAATTAATACTAACTAGTAATAGTTTGAAGGAGGTGTTAAATTGAAGAAAACTAAAATGTTTTTAGAACAGAAATCTGTTATTATTGATGAGGAAAACCGTATAATTAGAATTAAGGCTAGTACTGGAGATTTTGACAGAGAGCAAGATAGAATTAATCCTAAAGGTTGGAAATTATCAGAATATACAATCCCTTTTATAGACGCTCATAAATCAAGTGGAAGTTATGATGGGAGATTAGGAGAAGTTGTTAAAGGTTATGAAGAAAACGGAGTTTGGTATAATGATGTTAAACTCGATAAACCTTCAGACGAAAATCCTAACGCATGGACTGATGGAGAAAAACTTGCTAATAGAGTATGGAATTTAATAAAAGAAGGAAAAGACATTAGTGTTTCAGTTGGATTCCTACCTGATGAAAATGGTATTAAGAAAAACAGTAATGGTGGTTATGACTTTCAAAGTCAAGAGCAATACGAATTATCGATTGTGTTAGCACCGTGCAATCCAAAGGCAGGTACAAAGATGTTGAAAGATATAGAAAGTAAAACTATAAAAGAATTGATTAAAGAAGATTCTGAACTTGGAAAAATAATAAATGATTATTTTGGATTTGAAAAAGAATTAACTTTAGAAGAACAACTTGAAAAATCTAAAAAAGAATTAGAAGAAGTTGTTAAAGAAAAAGAAGAGTTAATTACTAAGAAATTAGAGTTAGAGAAAGAATTAGAAATACTTAAAAAAGTTGAAGAAGAAACACCAAAAATAGAAACTAAAAAATCGTTGTTTAAAAAAAGAGGAGGAGAAAATGAATAGAGAAAAGTTTTATACAAACTTTGCTAAAAAGTATGAAAAAGAAGATATTGACACTATACTTGATATGGTAGAAGATTACACAGTAGAAAAAGGGTTAGCACCTGTTACAGAAAAACAAATTGAAGATGTTATCGAGAAAATGGTAAATACATCTACAGAAGGAAGAGAAACTGCTATTTCTAAACTGTTAGGTGGACAAAGTGAGGAAGTTATGACTGATACAAGAAATATAGCTTTTGGAAAAGAATCAAAAGGTTTAGCATTTGCTAGATTTGCTAAAATGCAAGTTCAATATAAACTTGAAGGTGCAACTGGAAGTTTAGAGCAATACATTGCAGATAAAACAGAAAAACATTATGGACACGATAAATCGTTTGTTAAAATGATTAAATCAGGAATGGCTAAAAATGTTATCAAAGGAAACTTTGGAGAAGTTACAAAATCAATAAACAATGGTACAATGCCAGCAGATGGTGGATATTTAATCCAAGAAATGTATGGAGAATTAATTGAATTATTAAGACCAAAATTATTCTTATATGAAGCTGGAGCTAGAGTTATTCCTATGCCAACTGGAAACTTAAATATGCCAGTACACAAAACAGGAGCTTTATCTTTCTTTATTGGGGAAACTAACAAAGCCAAAGGTAAAAAACAAACTCTTGCTAATCTAAAATTAGTATCTAAAAAACAAGTTTCAATGGTTATCATGTCAAATGAATTAATAAGAAATAACTCTTATGAAGCAGATATGGCTTTCTTAAATGATATAATTAATGAAATGGCTGTTAAAATGAATGAAGTAGCATTATCTGGAACAGGAACAGACTTTACTCCAAAAGGTATAGACAATTACACTGGTGTAGGTTCTTTAACTCACAGTGCAGTAGTAGACGGAGATTTACCTTCTGAATTAGCTGGACTTGTAGAAGCTACAGATGTACCAATGGAAAAACCTTATTTCGTAATGCCTAGAGTATTAAGAAGTCAATTATATAACGTAAAAGATGGTTCTGGAAACTATGTTTTAAGAGAAGAAATGAATCAAGGTACAGTTTATGGATATCCATTCATATTATCAAATGTAATACCAGTAGGAACAGATGCTCATAAATTAACTAAAGCTTACTTTGGAGATTGGTCACAATTCGTTATTGGAGAACAAGCAATGTTTGAAATAGCAACTTCTACAGAAGCAACAATTTATGATGAAAATGATACAAAAATAGATTTATTTAGTCAAGATTGTACAGCCATCAAAGTTACTTCGTTCTATGACTTTGCTGTAAGATATGCAGAAGCATTTGCAGTAGCTAAAGATATTTGGACAAAAGCTTAATTAAAAGGAGGATAGATTAATGAAAAGAGCACTATTAAACAATACAGTAGTAAAACCTTTAGTATTACCTACAGTTACACCATTATCAGCAGGAATAACAGCAGGATTATGGATTGATAGAAGTAAGTTTTTATCAGCAGTAGTAGGATTAGCAACTGGTGCAGTAACAGGAACACCTACAGCACAATCTGTAACAGTAACACTTAAAACTTCTGATGATTCAGGTGGTACTGGTGCAGTAGACTTAAAAGATATGGAAGGTAATGCAGTAACAATAGCATTGACTACAGGTTCAGCAGTTATTGACAAAGATGTAGATTTACTAGGGGCTAAAAAATACATAGGTGTTTCAGTAGTAACAGCATTTACTGGAGGAACTACACCAGCAGTACCAGTAAACTTATTTGTAGCATTAGGTGACCCACAAGATACTAGAAATATATAGGTGGTAAGTTATGAGAGAAGCAACTTGTTTAAAATGTGGTAAAAAGCTTTCTGAATGTGAATGTAACAGTTTTGAAAGTAAAAAAGTAACTAAACCTATAAAAGGTATAGAGAAAAAACTTGAATTACCACCTTTACCAAACGTAAATGAATAAAAAGAATAAGGGGTACTTAATTGTATCCCTTTTTTAAAGGAAGTGTTAGTATGGCTTTATGTAATCTTAGTGATTTAAAGTCTTGGTTAGGAATAGATGCTTTAGACACAAGTAAAGATACTATACTAACTATGATAATTGATTCTGTAAGTAAAAAATATGAAAGTTATTGTAATACTAAGTTAGAAGAAACAACAATAGTTAATGAATTATACGAAGGTAGTGGAAACACTAACAGTTTAGTTTTAAATAATCTTAACGTATCTAAAGTAAATAAAATAGAGTTTTTAATCAATGATGTTTGGGAAACCGTATACGAATATAAAGAATTACCAGATATTACAATCGATACCTATGGAATGAATTTAGATAAAGATTTAGGATTAATTAAAATGAATTGTTCAATACCAAGTAAAAATGGTTTTGATATTTTAACAAGCAATCCAGATTATACGGTTAAATATCAAAATGTAAGAGTATCTTATGTTTGTGGATTTAATCCTATACCAAGTGACTTAGCATATATATGTTTAAAATCTTCAGCAAGACAATATTCAAGAGAAGTTGGAGGAAGTTTACAAGCTAAAAGCGAAAGTGTATTTAATGCTAAAACTGATTTTGATACGTCTAATAACTCTATAGAGCAATCTATAAGTCAAGAGGAAACTCAAGTATTAAACGACTATAGAAGGTGGGTTTAATGGGATTTTATAAAGACAAAGGTTATCTAAATGATTACGTAACTATATTTAAAAATACTTTGGTTGGTTCAGATGAATATGGAGACACTTACAAATGGGTAGGGACTTTATACAAAGGATTATATCATAGTGAAACTAAACTTATTCAGAAGTCTAAAGACGAAAGTATAAATAGTGTTGGTTGTTTTATAATACCTATATATCTTGAGTTAAAAGATGGAGAAGAAGAAAGAATATGTCAAGGCGATAAGTCGGGGGAATTTGATAGTTTACCTGATTATGCTTATGAAATTATTCATATGGTAGATTGTAGACGTATGAAAGAAATAAAAAGTGGTAGTCCTGCTACTGAATGGGCTGTGTATGTATGATGAAAGTATTTAGTCTAGATTTTTTATTAAATAGTATAGGAGATTTACTTTTAGAGTCTTGCGAAGAATTTATAAGTGAAGAAATAATTCCTGTTACTCCACTATCGCCACCAGAAAATCCAGACAGAGGAGAACTGAGAAGAAGTATTGAAGTTGTAAAAATAAACAATAAAAAATGTGTTATTTATGTAAATGAATTAATAGCACCATATGGAGTTTATGTTCATTATATGCCAAATACTGTAAACTGGAGTACACCAAATACTGGTAACAGATTTTTAGAAAGACCTATAAGAACAAAAGGTAATAAAATATATGAAAAATTAGATAAAAAAATAAAAAGTGGCGGAATAAAAAACAAAATAAAATATAAGGTTTGGAAACTCGGTAGTTCAAATGTAGGATTTAAACCTTAAAAGAGGTAATACTATGGCTACAGATAATATCGCTTTAATAAATTCAATACTAACACCTAAAGGTATAAAATTAAACTATGGATTATTAAAACAAAACATAGAAGGAAACTATTTGCAATATCAATTTAATGTAGCAAACGACCAACAAAGCGAAGTTGAACTTTATACAATTTATATAGTTCACAAAGAAGTAAAAGTTGGTAGAGGTATGATTGAAATCAAAAGTAAAGCAGAAGAAATAGTTAAATATATAACTGATTCTATACAAACGATTAAACCTATAATAAGATGGATTTCTGAAGAAAATGGATTTCATATAATGTTAGTAGATTTAAATTTATATAGAACAATATAAGGAGGAAAACAAATGGCTTCAAACCAACAAAGACAAACTGGTAAAGTTCAAGGTAAAATTAGAAGATTACAACTTAAAGTAGATTTACTCGGAGCTTACATAGCTAATAAAAACTTTACAGATTTATCTGGATTAACAAATTATACAGCAGATTTAAAACCGTATTACCCAACAGCACCTAAACACACTGGAACAGTTGCAACAAATGTATTTACAACTACAGGATTAACAGCAGATGCTTATACAGGAAAATACGCAATATTCTTTAAACAAGCAGAAGTTACACCTTTAGAAACAGCAGATGCATTACCAAAAATACAAAATTTAGTATGTGATATTAGAAAAATAACAGCAAATACAATTACAGCTATAACAGTAACAGGAAATATAGCTACTGGTATGACTGACGTAATAGTAATGGACGATATATGGTGGGATATAGCTCAATTACAAGACTTTACATTCGACCAAGCTGTATCAATGATAGATGTCAATAACCAAATGAGTGGAGATTATACAGTAAGTATACCGGGATTAAAAGATGCCAATATAACAGCAAACGGAATATTCTTCCCAGACCAACACACTATGGCTCAATTAAATTTAGCAGATTCAGCAGATATAGCAGAATTAAGAGTAATAGCTACGCCTTACAAATATGATAAAGTTATTAAAATGACTTGTTTTATAGGTAAATTTAGTCCTTCAGCTCCAGTTGATGGTTCAGATGTGCAAAAATGGTCGGCAGACTTTGCAAATGCGACTTCACCGACTATGAAAGTTATAATGGCAGATAACACAATACCAGACTTTTTAGGATAATTAAATAAAATAGAATAGGCAGGGTTAATTCCTTGCCTTTTTTATTAAGGAGATATTATGAAAAGTTTAATTTGGGAAACAGTTATTGCTATATTTTTAGTTATTTTTATAAGTATATTCGATAAAGAAGATTGGAGTTAATATGAAAATGTTAAATTTTTTTAAAAGAAAAAAAGAAATAAAAGAAGAAATAAAAAGTCCTATAAAGTCTAAAGTAGAAATTTATTACGATAACGTTTTAAATGTTCTGCACTTAGATGGAATTGAATATAAATTTACAATAGAATCAGAAGAAAGATTACAGAACTTTGAGAAAGATAAAATATTGAAATTATATCAAGTTGAAAAAGGAATAAATATATTTAGAACACGTATGTTTAATACTTTGTTAAACTTTGATAGGCAAGTTATAAAGTTTTTTCTATTAGTAAGTCAAGATAAATATAACAAAGTTGTTACAAACTATTTTATAAAGTATTTTGATGATTTATTAAAAGAAAACAAAGAGTTAGAAACAAGTTTAGTAGTTTTTATACACGAGATGTATTCACAGTACGTTGGTGGTAAAAATTTTCAAAAAGAGCTAGAAAGGAGGAGGATAGTACTACTGGAGAAAATGTACCAAGAAATTTGCCTGAATACATTGAATTTACAGAAATATACGAAAGATATTGCCAATGTAGGCTTGGAACAGAAATTGAAAGATTTTACAATCTTAGTTATTTCGAAGTTTCCGCAAATATTGAAGCATACCAAAAAGATTTAGAGTTTCAAAATATGCCTTTAGAACTTCAAACTAAATGGTTAGTTAGTTGTAATGGATTCGTAAAAGTTAACGCTGATAATGTTAATTTTTTTAATAGAGATAATAAAAAAGAAAACAATATAAATTTGAGTGATGAAGAACTGAAAATAGCTAAACAAGCTTCTGAAGTATTTAGAAGTAAAAGGGGTCACTTAATTAATTAAAGGTGGTGGTATAAATGTCAGAAGAAGTAGCAAAACTAAAGGCAACGATTGAAATAGACAGTAAATCTGCACAAAATTCGGTTAATATAATTAATCAAAGAATTGATTCTCTTAATAAAAAAATGCAAGAAGGAGAAAAATTAACAGCTAAAGAAAATGCAGAATTAAAAAGATTAGTTAAAACTTTGGCAGATTTAGGAAATAGTGCAAATAAAACTCAAATAGCAGAAGAAAAAATGAGAGCAACTAGAGAAAAATCATCTAATGAACTTAAAAATAAATCAATAATAAATGAACAAAAACTAGCTACAGAAAGAGAAAAAACTAGAAAAGCTACTATACAAGCTGAACAATCTGAATTAAGATTAAATAAACAAAAAGATAGTCTTAATAAAACTACAAATAATAGTAATGGTTTATGGAGTACTTTAGCAACTAGATTTACAGTAGCAGGGTTGGCAGCAAATACTATCACTGGATTATTTAATAATTTAAAAAACTCTATACAACAAACAGGAAATGAAGCATTAGATTTTCAAGATAAAATGGCAATGGTAAATACTATTTTACAGCAGCCTAAAGAAAGCATAGATAAATTAGGAACATCAATAAATGATATGGCTATAAATCTTAAATCAGACCCAAAAGATTTGGCTAGTGGTATGTATGATGTTGTATCATCTGTTGATGAAACTGTTGACAAGTTAGAAGTTTTAGAAAAATCAACTAAAGCAGCTAAAGCAGGTTATACAGATGTAGGAACTGCTGTTAAAGCTGGAGTTCAAGTAGCTAATGCTTATGGTATGTCAATGAATGATTTATCAAAAATTTACGATATTCAATTTAAAACTTTGGATAAAGGTATATTAAATTATGGAGAATATTCTCAAGCTTTAGGAAATGTTATCGCTTCAGCAACTAAAGCAAAAGTTCCTTTCGAAGAAATGTCTGGGCAATTAGTAGCTTTGACTAAAAATGGATTAGATGCAAGTGAAGCAACTACAGCACTAGGAAGATTTTACGATTCAGTTTATGAGAAGTCAGATATATTTAAAAAAATTGGAATAAATGTTTCTGATTCCAACGGTAAATTAAGAAGTACTACAGATATTTTGGAAGAACTAGGAAAAGTTTTATCAAATTATTCTGAAATAGACCAAGTTAATATACTTGAAAAATTAGGTTTTGAAGTAAGAGCAGGTAAAACAGTTCAGCTAATAGGACAAAATATAGACAAAACTAGACAATATATAGATGAAATGTATAATTCAGCAGGTCAAATGGAAACTGCATATACTAAAGCTATAGACACTATTGCTTCTACTCAAATGGAAGGAAGTGCAAAACTTCAAAAAGCTTCTGACGAATTTAGACAACATAACGAAAAAAATATAATAGAACTTATGAAAAGTTGGACAGATTTTAAAGTTTGGATAATTAATTTGTTTGATAGAATATCTCAAATAGTTGGAAAAACTTCTTCATTTGCTTCTACAGGAAAAGAATTTAATGATATTAAAAAAAATAACCAAAAATTTTTAAAAGCTAATGAAGATTACTTTAAAAAAAGAAAACAACAATATGAAAAATCTCAAGAAGATGAACAAAAAGGAACTATAGCATACAATAAAAAATCAATAGAATTATATGAAAATTCATTGCAATATAAATCTGATGTAGTAGCTTTATATAATGATAAAAATAAAAAACAAGAAGAAGACAATGTAGAAAATTTTAAAGATTCTCTTTCAAAGTCATCTACTGGATTTAAAGATTGGGCAGGAGATTTGAAAGGTTATTTTCAAAATGTAATGAATAATTCATCTACAATGGCAGTTGAAGTGGCTAAAAATATGTTAGCAACAATAACAGCGTTTCAAACTTATTCAAAATATATGCCTAAAGCTAAAGCTAAAGGGTTGTTATCGAAAGATGCAAGACTTCAAGGTTATTCAGAAGACTGGATAACAGAAAACATAGATAAACCTTTAGAATCATTATATAGCAATCCTGAAACTATAGAAATTTTAAAAAAAGTTATAGCTGGAGGTGGTAAATTAAAATCTTTAGAAGATGTTCCTAGCGGTGGTGGAAGTAACGGAAGTACTGGTAGTAGTTCTGATAAAGATAACGAATTAAATATTGATAAACTTAAAGCTAATATTGAAGAAGAAGTAAGAATAGCTAAAGAAATGGCTAAGTTGTTTAACACTTCACAAGTAGATTTAGCAAAAGAATTAGAAGGAATTTATAAAAAAGGTTCTGAAACAGCAACACAATACAAATGGGAAGAAGCAGCAACAAAATTTTCTAATTTAGCTAAAGAGCAAACAACAATAATAACTAAAGATGAAGAAGAAAAAAAATATTTAGAATTTAAAAGAGAATATATAGATCAACAAGAAGAAATTTTTAAAGAAGAAAAAGAATTTAGAACGAGACTAGAAGCATTAGGAGAACCTGTAACAAGAGGAAATATAGATAATTTAATAGGTATATGGGAAGAACAAATTATTAATTTAACTAAATTAGATGAAGGAGTAGGAAACTTTACTAATGCAATAGAATATTTAAAAAATAAGGTTAAAACAGCTAAAGCAACACTAGAAACAGAAGATTTATGGAAAGAGTTTTTAGATACTACCGAAGAAATTACTAATGAAATAATTGACAATATAAATGAAGATTATAGCAGTTATAACGGCGATAACGCTAGTTATAACACTTCAGAAATGGAAGATGAATTTACAGTAGCATTTAGAGGTAAAAACTCTGTAGAATCTATGAACTCAACTTATGATACATTATTTGAAAAGTACAAAGGTAATACTGAAGCTTTAGAATTGTTAACTGATATTTATAACAATCAAACTGGAAACATTGAAACTTTTTCAGATAAACTATCAGCTAGTGCAAGTTTTGTTAGTGAATTATCAAGCGTTTTAGATAACGAGTTCTTATCAAGTTTAGCTAACGCTATGAACGGTATATCTAGTATGTCTAGTGTTATAGGTAATGCAGGCGGTATAGCTAATCTAGGATTCGGAGGTTGGGCAAGTATAGCAACTTCAGCAATTAGTATAGCCAGTAGTATAGGATTGTTTGGTGGAAATGATGCAGAAGAACAGCAAAGGCAAGCAGAAATAAATCAAAATTTCCAAGATGCAGTAAATACATTCGCACAAGCTGTTGAAGATTTTTCATCTAAAGAAAAGATAGATTTAGCCAATGTATTGGAAGGATTTGGTGGAATAAATGTTTCTGAAGTTGGAGAATATACAACGTTAGCTTATCAAAGAATATTAGAAAATGGAGAATACACCATGAATAATACATATATTCCATATGCATATAGTGGGCAAATTTCTTCTGAACTGGAAGAGTATATTTCTGATAATTTCGGATTAACTTTGGATGTTGACCCAATTCTTGCCAGGTATAGATACGATATTGAAGAAACTATGGGATATATAAACTCTTTAATAGAAGATTCTTATTCTATAAACTTAGACGCTTACAAAGAGCAAGTAGGTTTAACATCTGATAGTTTTGTTAGTGCTATTAAGGAAGGTATGGAAAATGCAACAGCTTTAGATATATCGTCTATGATAGAATCAGCTTTTTACGATTCTTATTCAGCTATGATAGGGGAAGTATTTGGAGAAAGCATAGGCGATACAATATCGGAAACTATGTTTGATGTTTTAGAAAATGCAGGAGTTACTCAAAGTGATTTAGCTAATATGAGTGTTTCTGACCAAATAGCATATATTCAATCTCTAATGGATAATTCAAGCACTTATTTATCAGAATTATTTGACGAACTAGGTTTATCTGTATCAGATGTAAAAGAAGAGTTCGACAGTTTATCTAATCAAGATTTACCTTCACTAGTAAAAATTGGTGCTTATGAAGCTTTGGCAAGTAATAACTATACATCTAGTACAACTATAAATATAGGTAGTGCTTATGGTACAGTAGATAGAACATTCGTAAACTTGACAAACACCGCTGTAAATAGTACAACTAATAAGAGAACTATGAATTAAGGAGTGTGATACAATGGCAGTATATTTGTATGACGACGACTTTGAAACTATAGGGGTAGAAATACCCCCATATGCTTCAATAACTCGTGAAACTGATATAAATAGAAAGTTTACAATAGGTTTAAATGCTACAAATGAAATTAAAGTAAAAGAAATAGTTGATTATATTAATTTAAGAAATCAAACTTTATCTTTCAATACTCAAACTAATATAAATGGTAGATTAGTAGGAGATTACACTTGTGCTATTAGTATAAACGGATTAGAATTGTATGCAAAAATAACTGTAAGTACATCTAGTGATAGCGGTACTAGATTCCACGATAACGGGGTATGGCAAAAAGATGGTGCCACTGTGTCACTTTCTATTGAGGAAGTGATTAAAGTATGAGTATAAAAGAACATAGACTGTTCATTTATAAAGCTAATAGAGAAATAATAGAGTGTACAGACAGTTGTTTATCTTTTAATTTTGATGCAGGAAGCATAACAGAAACTGGAGATTTATATGCAGATAATCCTAGTAAAACTTTAGGTTTAAAACTAATAAATACTAATGATAAACAGTATAGTCCTCATTATACTAAAGGTAAAATTAAGTTTGTAGATACAACTATGAATTTAGTAAGTGGAACTAATATTTATAATTTACCTTATGAAACAACTTTAATGATTTATGATAAAACCAATAAATACTCTATGCTTATAGTTCAAGATAAAATGAGAGTAAATAGTATTAATGGAGTAGAAACAGAAACTATTAATGTTAGAATAGCTTATTTAGACACAACTACAAATAATGAATTAAACTATATTAATGGACAGTTTGCGCCTTTGCTTCAAGAAAAAGCAAGAGTTACTTTATATGAAGATACAGTTGATTATAGTTTTATGGATTATTTAGTGCAAGGTAACGGAACAGATACTTTAACAATTTATAATACTGGCACACCTAAAGATATAATAATTATGGGTACAACTATAAATTTTATAGCTAAAAACTATTATGAAGAAACTTTAAATAATTACTTTGTAGAATGTTCACAAAATTATTACAAGTTAACTATGGACAGCAAAAGTTTTAATCAAGAAGCTGAAACAAACTATTTAGAGTTATCGTTGTTAAATTATTATGAAACTTCTCAAGAAAATTATTATAAAGTTTGTGATTTGAAAGATGATAAATACTTAAAAATAATTTCTATTACTAAAACTGGAAACAATATTGATATTAAGTTTAACAGGGTTATTCCTACAGAAGAAAGTGTAGGTTTGTATGCTTCATGGAAAAACTATACAGAATTTTTAAAGTTTGACGGCTATGTTAATGGTTCTATAGAAAGTGACCTTGAAACAGTTTCTTTTAATTGTGTAGACAGAGCTTACGATTTAATGGCTTATAAAGTATCAAGTTCAAGTTTTAGAGGTTATGATAGTATAGCTACTTCTGATAATGAATATAAAACAGTTGAAGAAAGTATACAAATAACATTATCTTCAAATATATGTACAACTACATATTTAAATTATTTAAATTTATTTGCTTTGAATGAAGTTATAAAAATATATGATGGACAAGATTATATTGAATGTACTATAAGTGCTATAACTAGTAGTAGTATGACTTTAACAAGTGCAGAAACTTTAAAAGATGGAACTTATACAATTTATAAAATTTATGTACCTTCTTTATCTTTAGAAAACTTTATACAGAACTGTTTAAACGATACAGGACTTCCATACAATCTATTTTTAGGTTCAAGCTTATACGAGTTTGCTTATTTACCTAAAAACGACGAAATGCAGTATAATGACCTTTGGAACTTCTTCCAAGATATTTTAATTAAAACAGGTAATATACTTAGTTTTGAAAATGTTAATGGAAATTTTGAGTTACTTTATAGAAAGATACCAACTATTTTTGGAACTAGTAAATATACAATTTCTGATAGACACATATTGCAAGGTACAACTTTTAGTATGACTGGGGAAAATGTAAGAAACTCTTATTATTTAAAATATTCTAATTATGAAAGTGGTAGTTATGTTGATAATGAATTAATAGTAGATGACTTTACTTTATCTAGTTATCAAGGTACAATACCAACTGAAAGAAATAGACTTGAAACAGACCAAAGTTTAGCGGTTAATGACATTATAAGAATTAATGGAGAATATTTAGAGGTTAGAGAAGTATTAAGTAGCGGAATTTATAAACTTAATAAAAACGCTTCTGAAAGCGGTACGTTTAGTTTATATCTAAGCGGAGATTCTACTAATGAATACGGACTTAAAAGAGCTTATTATGAATTAGATAGCACTTCTCAAATAGATACAGAAGCCGAAGCTATAAACTTCTTAAACTTAGTATTAGCACAGACTAAATATCCTATTTTAACTC